CATTACAGTTTTAGTCTCTTGTGCACCAGAGAATTGAGACACGGATAACTTGGCGTTTGGATCTATTAATTCATGCTCACAATTCCGGCACTGTCTTGCAGCAATATCATTTTGCACGCTACAATTTTCACATTCTTTAAACTCAAAGTAATAAGTGCAACGTTCCTCGCCATCGTGGCCTATGCATCGCCTTGCATGCAACCCGTTTAACGTTTCGCATTTAGGGCACGGGAATATTAAATCAGCATCTTTATCCCTGGTTTCCTTTAAAGCCTCAAGCAACAAAGGGCTGTCCCAGTCTTGGTGCCTTTCAATATTGCCAGCGCAATCAATGATTAACGCATGGTCTTTGCCTGGGGCAAGACGCAAAACCCTGCCCATGGTTTGAACCACTAAGACCAAGGAGTCAGTTGGGCGCAAATAGGCTAATGTGTCATATGGCGGAATATCAACGCCAACAGAAACAATGCTAATATTTACTATATAACGTATCTCCCCAGAGCGAGCTTTATTAAATATATCTGTTCTATCAGAGTTTGCCATATCACCAAGGATGACGGCGGTCTGCTCTTTAGGCAGGTGCGCGGCGCACTCATAGGCATGTTTTTTGGTTGATGCGAATATGATGCACCCATGGCGGTTTTGGGCCTCCATTACATGCACTATCTGCTGCATTATTAGCGCTGTAAGTCGTGTGTTGTTTCTAACTACGTCTTCAAGTTCTTTGCTGTCGAAATTGCCATTAGACTTAATCTTGACACGGCTAAAATCGATAGTGAGTTTAGGATCTACTTGAAAAGTTGGCTTTACAAGGTAGCCCTCTTGAATAAGCCATTCAGTAGTAATATTGCCGACTCGCGACTTGAAAAGGCAATCTTTGCCAACAATGTCAGTGCCTTTAAACCTAAAGTCCGTACCTGTCGCCCCTAAAAGCCGCATTTTGTCATAGCTTTGCTTATAATGCCTTAAAATGCGCATAAAAGTAGAGCGATGGTTCAAGTGGTTAATATTGTGACATTCATCAACAACAATAAGGTTAAACTGTATATCTGCCAGTGTCTCTTTGCGTTTAATAGCGTTAAGGATAGACTGAGGTGTACCAAAAACTACAAAAGATTTAATGTCTTTAGAGCTTAACGCAGCGCAATATATCGAAGCCTCGCCGCCCTGGTCAACAAAAGCCTGGGAGTTATTGCGTACAAGCTCAGCATTATTGACAAGGCATAGCGCTCTTTTACCAAGTTTTTGCATAGTGAGCAATATGTCGGAAATCATAAGGGATTTGCCACTACCAACAGACGCCATAAGCAATACCGGATCGCTATTTTCTTTTAATTTTCCCCAACACTCCTTAACCGCTTTTGCTTGGTAAGGCCTAAGAGTTTTAATAGCCACCACTAACATCCTTATCTTTCTGATGGCAAACCCCAATAAAAGGACACATTTTACACAAGTAAAACAAAGGGTTGCTACTTATCCTTGGCGGCATTGTGTCAGAATCATGGATAAGCTTGGCTTTTTCAACTAATTTTTCGTAAAAATCGGGGTCAAATGTCACTATCTCATCATGAAACTGCGCGGTATTTTTATTAAAAACCAGCAAAAAAGCCTTATATATTCCCGAAAGCCCCATATAAGCTTGAATCTGAGCATAATATTGTTCGTTCCATTTACGTAAGCCATGGTTAACAAATTGCTGAAATGAAGCGTGATTAGCGGTTTTTATCTCAAGCAATGCTCCAAATTTTGGCAAATAACCGTCAATATTGCCTTTAAACCATGGGTATTCAGGATGGATGATCTCATCGTTGTCAACATCAACCTTAGTGACCAGCTCAAGAAGACTTACTATATACCCTTCAAGACGATTACCAACGTCAAATATACGTCTTGTTCTAGTCGGCAAGTCTGCCCGCTCATAACCATGATAATCAAACCATATGCGACGCCAGCAAGGGTTGCCGATAGAGCTTGCGCCAATATATTCGCGCTTTGCCTCAGAGGGCGGTACAATGCCCTCTAGCAACTTTGTTAACTTCCCCATTAAAATGGCATGTCTTCGTCGAGATCGTTCTGTGCAGCGCCTGAATTGCGGCTAAAAGCACTATCAACACCCTTGTTATTATGCGTAACCTCAGCTTTAACTCCAATTTGACATTCAAAACCAGAAGGGGCATGTACCTCACTAACGTTATTGCCTTCCATAATCCCTTTATCTCTTCTTGGCATAGGCGACTCAGAGATTTTTCTTGGCATAGACCACTCAGAGATTTTAATGCCAAGAGTTTTGTTACACAGGCTCGCCAAGTCTTGGTTAGTTGGCTCGTTATTGTGTGCTGGCTTATAGTTGCACAAAGTCATTAGCAATTTAAGCATATTAAGATTGCGATAAATTGACTCAGGCTTACCTTGAAATACTCTAATTTTCTGAGCAACCTCACGACCTTTAAAGTCAGCAGAACTAATTTTATATATAACTTCAATAAATTTATCTGCTCCTCTGTAGTCATTCGCCGCTTTTTCTATAACTTCGCACGACTTAATAACAGCCAAAGCTGTTGTCCCGTCAGGAATTATCCCAAAACTAGGCAAAAAAGCGTCTTTCTGATTGCCAGTTACTTCTTGTCCTGTCGGACTAGTCCAAAAACCCATTTATTGCTCCTTTGTATTAAAAAAGATTAATCAGCATAATAGCTTTCAAGTTGTTCTTTAACCGCCAGTAAATCGTTGTCTATTAAAGACTCGCTAAACATATCGATGGGAGACTTAGAAAGGTGTGTGCCGTTATTCTGCGTTAAAAATTTGTATTCACCATCCACAATCATTGAATGTAAAACAGTGCTAATCATACCTTCAAGACATATTTTATCATCAAGAAGCTTGCCAATAGTTTTAACCTTGGATTTGCCCTGACTATCAACGTCACTATGCGTTAAGACAAAAATAGTTAAATCATCCCGGCAACCCATCAATGTTTTGAATATCCCCCAAGCATGAGACGCCAGCTCATTGTATTTGTCATAGCCTTTTTCCATGACTCGGTTCATAAACTCATGCGACATCAAGTAAATGAAATCGTCAATTACCAAAGTTGTTATTTCTGGTCTGCGTTCATCGATAGCTTTTATATATGACAACAAAACCTTGTAATTGTCGCTCACATAAAAGTTTTTAAGCTCAGAGCTGTATTTGTTTTTATACCCCCTAAATGGCAATGGCTTGCCAAGGGTTGAAAATATAAACGTAGATTCTGGATCCAATGTTCGTATAGCGGTACTTTTGCCAGTACCGCTTTCCCCAATAACTAAAACTGTATTAGACATTAGCAACGCTCCTTTATAGTAACACTGGGCTTGCCAGGCTTAACTGTAATCAGCTCAAGCAAGCTATCCCGCACACTTTCTGGAGCTGTAGCCATGTACTCCTCGCATAGCTTTTTATCAACAGAGTAAGAAACACTTTCTTTAATCGGATCAAAATTGCTAGGGATAAATATAGAACCAGATTGATAGGCTTTTTTGTCCAGAGAATAAGTAGCCGGTGTCTTGCATTCTATTTTCCACGGGCCATACTCGTATGTTGATTGTCCTTGGTGCTCATGTCCCAAAGCGCCAATTATATTGGCTGTCAGCTCTTCTTTTTGTAAAGTCAGATCTGCCAGTTTCTTATTTACCTTTTTAAGATCTTTAATGCTGTCAGTCAAAAACTGTTCTCTATCTAATGTATCTTGCATTATAATTACCTCATTTACTGTAAGTAGTATACGCCAGGTATTGACGTACAGCTATAGTAAAACACTGCTTGCATTATGTCAAACACTTTCGTACAATTACTTTCGTACAATTACTTGAAATAAAATACAGGAGAAAAGCATGAAGCCAGCACAAGTAAAAGAGCACTTTAGATCAGGTTATAGGTTTTACAAAGAGACGGGAATGTCGCCAGCAAATATATCAAACTGGATGGCGTGGGGTTTTGTTCCGATTGCTTCACAGTTCAAGCTGGAAGAAAAAACGAAAGGGAAGCTCA